GCCACATGTCCATGCGCCGAGCCATCAAGAAGTCGGTAGCCGACATGACAGCGGCCATTAGTGTAGGAGACACCATCAGCAACATAGTCCTCCACCTCCGTAATCATGAAAAGCACCTTGCAGAAGCCAGCCACAGACGTGCCAGAATCGTCATTCTTAGCATCGCCATCGGAAGCATTGAGACGGCTGTCTTCCCCCTCGAAATGCCACACACCCATGCAGATGTCTCCCTTGGCGAACGAGCCAATCTCCCCACGCTCAAGTTTGATGTCAAAGAAATCGCAGCCATCATCGCCAACCCCCACGCTCTTGATGACGCCACAACCAGGCGCATTCCATGAAGTGCCGCTGCTGACCGTAACCTTGTTGAAATCGAGCATAGGCACACGCAGGAACGAGCGGAGAACAAGAGATTCAAACTCCCCCTCGCCCATGCCATTGAGCGACCACCGCTGTCCTGTGATGATGTCGGGCGTGAAGACGGCATGCCGCATGCCACCCTCCGCATCAATGAAGACCTTGCCATTCAAGGACAAGTCGTTGGAGAAATGCGCAGACACCGCATCAGCAACGACTCTCTTAGCAACATCAATGATGTCTTTAGCATAAAGCACCTTGTCATCGTTAGAGCTTTCAATAACAGGTGTCAAGACCTTATCAGACGAAGACACAGGGCCAGTGGCGGAAACAGCACCCCCAGAAGATATGTCGCCAACCGACACAAGAGAGCCAACGCCAAGCGCATGAGGCGTGGCATCAGGCGCGTATTTACACAGATATTTATCTTGAAGAAATTTAGGAACAACCAGTTCGCTCTCCGAATCAACAGGAGAGTCGGCCGTCGCAATGCCAGTGACAGTTTTATTCTGCCCCTCGAACGTCAGAGATCCATTTTTCAATATAGTAACAGAATCCGAGAAAAATTTCACGAAAGACGTACCCTCCTTCATAGTGAGGTCCTTCAAAAAAGTAACCTTTTCATTCACCGTTGAATATTGATACCATTCGCTCTCGTTAGGTCTGGCCGCAATAGCTTCGTCGGAAGACAAATAACCAGTAACAACATCTTTCGTCCATTTGCGCGGTTCAGCACCGTTGTCGCCAGAAGAAGAAATAATCCCTTGCAGAAAGACATAATAATACTTCTCAGACCCGACCTGAACAAGTTCGGCATTCTTGCCATAAATATCAATAGGTTCGGAAGGGAACACGAGCAAAGCATAAGACGCATTCAGATTATTGCGCGGGATAGCCGCATAGACATATTTCTCTGAATGCGAATTAAACACCGTAGGCGCAGCCTGCAACGCCCACCGACGATAATTGTGGCCATCGTCATATCCGATAACCCCCTTAACATACACAAGAATCTGAGCGCCGCTAACGCACGAAGCCTGAATATAGTCTGGATTGCCCAGCGCATTCAATTCGACATGAATCGCAGAAGGCGAAATCCAGTAATCTTTCGTAGTTGCATTTATAGCCATATCTTAATATTTTCTATTGCGAATATAGCATAAAAAACAGACATCATACGGACATAAAAAAAGCGACTCCAAGAAAACAGAGTCTCATGGAATCGCAAAAAACATCAATACATATAAATAAAAACCAGCACAAGCAGGCAAAGCCAGCTGCTTCAAAAACGCACGTCAAGCAAGAGAGGCAAATCACAGCAAAGGACTGCCATTAACTCCCAGTTTAGCCTTAAACGTCACAGTAAGCATATCATTTTTAGTCTTATCAATAAAAGTAACCTCTTCATCACTTGCGTTAATCTCGCAAGGAATCCAAACATTATCAATTTTGATCCATACATATTCAGCCATCAGGAACTCATAGAGATACCAACGCAGCCAAGCTTCGTCAAGAGGGTCGGAAGTAAATTGCCATGATTCGGGATTAGGAATCTTTTTGACAGCAGAATGAGAGAATCGGCTAAAAGACTCACGTTGCGTGACGGCATAAGAATTGCTTGTCATAGGCACCGACTGGCTAAAGCTTTGCGGCACACTAATGCTCTCCATCACTCCAAACGAGTTGATAAACCGGAATTCCCTTCTGCAATCAGCTTCAGCCGCAGGCAAGACAAAAACCTTAATACCATCAAAAGCATGCAAACCCACCTCAGTAAGATCAGCCACGACAGCAACAGGATTCGCCATCGCTTCACTCGTCAGCAAATCTTGCGGCGACTCGAACGGCCGCGAATAAACAAGAGATTCGCCCACACAAGCAAGTTGCGGCATAGACACAGGCTTCCGCGACAACCTTTGAACAGACTTAAAGCCAGAAGAAGACATACGCTCCATATCGCTAAATTTGCCAAAGATAGTAGTGAGATATTTATTAAAAGCAGGGAAATAGACAGGTGCAGTAGTATGCACCTCACCATCAAGCATATACTCATCAAACACCTTCAGTTTGAACTTCACCATAGGAAATTGCTCATCTTGCGCAGAATACTTATAAGAATCGCGGAAAGTGCGCAACACAGAAGAAATGTCGGTAGAAATCGTTTTGCCCTCCGTCAACACAGGTTCAAACTGTCTCAGCACCTCAAACTGTCTCAGTTCCTCATCATTGCCCCCACTAATGCCACAAGTGACATCGATCACCACACGATGGAAAGCAGGCGTTCCCCCGACAGAAGAAGGCACGACATCGAACGTAATAGGATTGCCATTCAGGATAGACCCCGACGTCAAAGAAATATTGATTGCCATAATAATAAGAAAAATTTAATTAGAAACTATACACCTCCAAGCCAATCTTGCCGATACCATCAGCAGCAGTAATGTCAGCAGAAACCTTATTGATAAGAAATTTCTTACCATCCAGCGTCCACCATTCCTTCCAATGGTTTTGAATATCGGTAACCTGCGCCACCGAAGCGAGACATTCGATATAATATTTCTTGCGATTAAGAAGGAAATAAATATAATCGACAAGGAAAGTGTCTACATAACCACGATTTTTCACTTCAGGGTTGCCAATCACCAAAGGCGCATCAGCCCAATCGGGCTGCACCCATGCCCTTGGCTTCAGAGAAAAACGCTCTCCATCGCCATTATGATAGAATCCATTGCCATAGCAATCAATAGAGTCGGTAGTGAGAGCATAATCGCCCGCTTTCGTGCGCCATTTAGAATTGCCGAACCCATCATAATTGAAGTCGTAAGACTCGTGCGTAGAATCAATGCCACCGCCACGCATCACAGCGACCGCCAATCCCCAGTCGTAAGACTGCAAAGGCGAGTTGCCATCATCGGTAGAAGAAGGGTCGTAGCTCTCACGCAAAGAAAGCACCTCAGTGAGATAAAAGTCGGCCACCATAGAAGACATAGAGTTTTTGATATATTGCTTAACAAACTCATGCTCCATATCCTCATCGACCAGCGCCGCCATCTGCGTCTTAGCGTAAGAGCCATTCACCTCACCAAATTCGTAGCCCTCATATTGCCTTCCCACCTCAGAAGGCTGTTTTTCGTTATCGGAAGCACAAGTGCTGCCCGAGATAGCCGACAGAGCCTTGCGGTAATTAGCATCCACCATGCCTACAGGGACGAAAGACGACTTAAATTCTTGAATAAAATCTTCATTCAGAGTGGAGCAATCGCCGAACTCGACCCCCTTAAAAGCAGCCACTTCAAAAAGACGCGGTTCCATATCGTCCGCATTAGTGAAATCCTTATCAATTTTGACACGATACTTATTGCCCGTCTGCAAATCGACATAAACATTCATCTGTCCATTATGCACCTCATGAATAATATCCTTGTATATTTTAGAAGTGACGGTACGCTCCTTCGGATATTCGATATAGTCGTAGTCGGTATTATAGTCCTTAACCTTGTTCTTCACATTATCGCGTTGCTCCTTAGAATCGCTCTCAGCCGAATATCCGACCCTCACACCAGTAATCTTCTCCGTCATAGGTACCATAGACAGCAACTGCGCATGAAACGCGCGCGGTTCATCCTTCTGCTTACGGAACACATCTCTAATAAGATAAGCCGTAACCTTCTTCTGTTCGTAATCGAAGTGGAACTTAATGCCAAACTGCTGTTCGAGCGACTCGATGACATCAGCCACCGACTCAGCAGGGAAATTCAGTCCATTAGCATACATACGGAAGATACTGGCGCTCATAGAAGCCGAAGTGATAGAGCTCTTACAAGTGATGCTCGCCACCTTATCCTCGCCCACGACAGCATATTTCCAATCGCTCTTCACCTGCACCACCTCCATCTCCTTAGACTTCTCACCAGAAAAGCCATCAGACTCCTTCTCCACGACCTGATACGTAACCTCACGATACTTCACCTCCTGCACGCTCTTATCCTTCGGGTTTTCGAGTTTAAGTTGTCCACCACATCCCCGCGAGTCGAGCCACGCATTCACATCATCAAAAAGTTGTTCGGTCTCTTTCTCGCTATTAGCCGTCTTACGGAAAAATCCCTCCTTCACATCCTTCTCAGTCTTAATACCATCAATCACAGCCTGGTCTTTGTCGTTATACAAAGACCCATAATGAAGAGGTTCAATATCGTAAGCACATTTCGTAGTAAAAAAGCACAAACGATTCAAGTCGCCCACAGCCGTAAGCGCCTTATTATCGAACTGCACCCCCAGGTATTCAAAAAGGCAGTCGAGGAAAAAAAGCAAATAGAAACAGATGCCCGACTGCGGGCGGTCGGCATCGAGCACCCATATAGGTCCACGATCCTCATACATCTCCTGTTCGTTAACATTAGCATCGTCCTCCCCCTTACGTTTAGTGGCATATTGCACGATACTATCAGAAGTAGTGCCATCAGCCTCGATGTCGTGATGAGCGTAACATACACGCGCATTGCAAAAAGGCTTAACAGGGTAGGGGTCGCACACGTTGATATAAGAGACAGCCACATCAGGCACCTTCACCTCATTTCCATTCGGATAAGTGTAAATCTTTTTCAGCACAGCCTCATGAAGCGCGCCAGACTCCTTGCATTGAGCAGGATAGGAGAAACCCAAAGCCTGCGGAGAGAAAGTAGACTGCGTAGTATATCCATCGCCCACAGATCCATACTTCTTATTGCCCTTCTTACCCTGATATTTGATAACCACAGAAGTGCTGTATTTAACTCTGACATTCACCTCATCAATCTTCTCACCAATAAGCAGTTGGTCGTGATATTTAGAAGGGATAGGCACCTCATTGCACTTCAAGTCGCCAATAAGGTCATCGAAAGATTGAGAGCTCGCATCGATATTGAGAGAAAGAGAGCCATCCAGTTGTTCATCCTCTTGAATGACCGCAGGGCCAGACGCAATAGACACGCCATCAGCAACAATCTGCATAGGAGTATGCTCAAACGTCATAGCCCGGATGTCGGAGCTAACATCATCGACATTCTTCAGGAAATGCCTATTACCCTCAATTGGAAGTTCGATAGGATAAGAAAACATATCCACATCGTTAAAAAGAGGATTATTCAGTTCGACACTGATAGAAGCGTCCTTCTTTAAAGAAAGCGGCTTGCCGTTGGCAAGAATTGTCAGTTTGCTATTCACGTTATAAAAGTGTTACGTTATCAATAAAGCGCAACGAACTGAGCGTTGCCGTATAAAGAGATATTAGAATCGGAGCGAGCAAACACCTTAGTGTTGCCGTAAGCTTCAATCTTGAGATAGTCGTATGCAAGAATATCCCCCCCATGCGCCTCACACCTCACGCATCCGCTAAGCGCAGCATCCGTAGACGTGCACAAGCGAGAAAAGTCGTAAGCCACGACACGTCCCTTGCTCGCATGTCCATAAGAATGGCCAAAAAGATGGATGACGCAATCATCATTCTTCTCGCTATAGACTTGCGCATGGTCGCGCGCACACACATGCGCCCTTCCAAGCACAAAGCACTTAGCATAGTCGTAGACATTGACATCATAGTCGAAGTCGGTCACGATAACCATCACAAACTCAGGCGCAACCGCAGGGCACTCATTAACATAAATGCCAGCCGCATTCATATCCTCCTTCAGTTCGGGATAGAAAGCAGGCAGTTTTTCATTGATAATATCAGCATACTTGCTCTCAACAAGGTCATCCCAATTATCACGCCACACAGCCATCAGTTGACCAACATTCTCCGCCGCAAGCATAGCACGATAGCCATTGGCGCAAGCATGACGGTCATGGCAAGCGGCATTGCAAGCAGTCTTAAAAGATTCAAAAGCAGTCATAATCGTCACAGTCGGTCATTTCAGTTTTTGTTCACGATTCTCGAACTCCGCCTTCGTATTCAAGAGCACCGCTTCGAAGCCATGCAATTCATCCTCGCTCACGATGTCGGAATAAGACTCACGCAGCAGAGCTATACGAGACTCAAGACCCTTCAGTCGCGCCATAGTAGCCGGCTTATCCTTACGCATGATATATTTGATGATAGCATTAGCCTCCGCCTTATGCTTCGCCTTACGGTCACGTTCGGCCTTCACTTCGGGACGGTCGGCCGCAATACGTTCAGCCACCCAGTCGGCGAAATGTCCGTCACGCTGCATAGCCTTTTCGTAGAAAGGACGGAACATAGTGCGCAGATTCTGCGTAGGTACATTGCAAAACTTCTCGACATTAGAAATATATTCAGGGTCGCCCGTTTTAGGAGACAACCGCAGATAGACCTCACCAATTTCGCGATCCACCGCCAAATAAATCTTAGGCAGAATGTCGCTTTCAATCTTCACTGCCCTTGAAGCGAGAACGGCAATCTCATCTTCGCTATAAAGAGCTGTAGAGTTGCCCTGTTCAGCACATTTCTCATTAGCTTCAGCCATAGTCTTAGCCTGTTCAGCCTTAGAAGCCATCTCGTTACGCAAAGCGCGCACATTGTTCACCTGTTCTTGCAATGAAGGCGAGAGGAACGGCCGCAGCTGAATAAGGTTAGGCATAGACGCAGCGATAGATTCTCCATTAGGGTTAGCCACGATGCCCCCATAAGTGAGCGGCTGCAAAGAGAAATCGGGTTGCACATCAGGGAAAAGACCTTTTCGCACCTCATCCAGAGCCTTAGCCTTTTGCGCTTCAGCATAAGCACGCTGTTCCTCAAGCGAAGGACGCCCGACATGCCTCTTAGCCGAAGCATCCGCAACAGGGGCAGATTGGAGATAAGTGAGCATAAGTCGCACACGCCTGTGGTAGTCGCGAAAACGTCGGCACTCCTTGACAAAAGCCGTTGCATTAGGGCAGGCATCCAGAATATCCAATCCGCGCTCAAAAGCCTTGCGCTGTTCGGAAGACAGCACACGCGCAGAAATGGCAGGTGTTAAAATGTGAATAATATCTTCCATAAACATCAGAATTTAATACAGCAACGGTGAGACAAAAATCTTGCTACCAGGCATATTATTTTTGAATCCTTGCTGATTGTCATTTTCAGAAAGAGGAACCTTCGCATTAGAAGATGAATCCTCAACATCATCTTTATCAACAGCCTTTCGCTTTTCAATAAGACTTAGCAATGAGGCGCGCAAAGCGACCGCTTCGTTATGAGCAGCAGCACGTCTGGCCTTATCGACAGGGAGAACAGTGGTACGCTCTTCCAGGAGAGCCACCATAAGACGACGAACCTTGCGCAAGAGAGGAATATCTTCGGGATAAGAGGTAGTAAGAAGGTGCTGCACCATGTCCTCGCCAATAGTCTCGCAGATATATTCGTCTTGAATAAAGTGGAGGTCGGGCAGGAGACGGATAAACTTCTCACGGCTCTCGTAGATGTCGAGATAATGCTGAAGGTCGGCACAGGTGGCAATGAGCAAATCATGGTGAAAGTAGTAGTAGGAGCTCTCTTTCCATAGATTCGTGATTTCCTCAATCTCGGTCGTTTGTACGCTTTCGTCAGATTTCGGTACGTTATCATCAGATTTCGGTACGTTATCATCAGATTTCGGTACGTCAGAAGTCTGATTCTTGACACAATCCCTTGCCCAACCTTCGAGCATCACAAGCATTTGGTTGAGCGACACCATAGCCTCACGCTTATAGCCCTGCACCCCCTTGTCGAGCAGGTCTTTGGATGCCGTGCCGTAGTCTTCGCTTGAAGCCACGTTGATGCCCGTGCCGTTGATGGAGAGAGCTTGTGTATAGGCAAAACGCGCCATAGCGTCGTATGCCACCATACGCTGCGCCCAGAGCAGGAGTTGCATCCATGGATGTTGCGCATATTCGCCATTGCATACCGATGCGTAAAAGTAGGTAGGGGCAATATCCGTATAATACTCGCACAGTCGGCTGTAGAGTTTTTCGCCTAACTTGTCGCGGAGAAAGTCTTTCTCGCTATTGTCGAGAATGCCTTGAAGAGAGTTAATCTCGTCAATGGCGTTGCTTGGAATGTGGAGCCGAAGCTCCTGAGTGGATGAAATGATCATAACTACGATTTTTGAATTTTGAATTTTGAATTGTCAGAACAGCGTGAGCTGCGCTTGCTCCAACTTGATGCGCTTGCAAGCCTTGTCATAATACTCCTTGTTGAGCTCAAAGCCGATGAAGTTGCGCTTCTCGCGGATGGCTGCAATGGCGGTGGTGCCGCTGCCCATACAGTTGTCTAATATGGTGTCGCCCTCGTTTGAGTAGGTGCGGATGAGATACTGAATAAGAGCGACGGGCTTTTGAGTGGGGTGGAAGATTTTTGTGTCACTATTAAAGCGCAATACTTGTCGGGGATAGTTAGTGAACTCTTGAACATAGATTGCTCCTTCTGTTCTCAAACTCCCTTTTCCTTTTGACTTTTCTATATCGCCTCTCACTGTTGCCCCCCCCACAGAGCAACCGTTTTTCTTAACTCGATTTACTCTTATCAAGCCTTGCGGATTATAAAAAGGAGCTTTGTTTCCGAACACCAAGACATCCTCAAAACATCTTAGAGGTTGCTTCTTTACATTTGCAAATCCAGTAACCGTATTCTTTTCCCAAATCCATTGATGGCGATACATTTTTGTATTCGACATTACGAGCTGAGAAGTAAAAGGCTGCGTGCAAGTAAGAACGATTGCTCCATGTGGCTTTATCACTCTGTTGTATTCTGCCCAAAGATTAGGCAACGGAATTACGCTATCCCAAGCACAAGCAGTCGTACCATACGGCAAATCGCACACAATGCAATCCACGCTTCCGTCGGGAATCCTTTTCATTCCTTCGAGGCAGTCTTCATTATATATCTTATTCAGCTCTATCATAGTCTATAAATCCTTTTGTTATGATTATTCCTGCTTCGCCACCCCCGTCTTCGAGTTATCCAGTGTGGTGAGCACCTCGCGGTCAATCTGCCACACCAGATGCGGGTCCCACTTGTTGACCCGCGAGATCACTTCGAGCGGTCGAATCATAAGTTGCTGAAGCGGAGCGAACTGAATCTGCTTCACGAGGAAACGCTCACGAAGGTCAGTGCCACCCGAAGAAGAAGCATCGCCAGGCGTATTGCCGATAAGCTTTGAGTCGAGCCCCATAGCGAAGAAGATGATGGAAGATATTTCTTGAAGTTCGGTCTTTTCGGCCTGAGCCTGTGAGTTAGCCTTACTCTCAATCTCCACAATCTCCCAAGCCTTGTGCTCCTTACCGTCCAATCCAGTGAACACAGCAGAGATAAGCGCCTGTCCCGCATTGTCGGGGTTTGAAAGCCAAGAGTTGATGTCGGCGAACACCTCCTGCTGAAGCTGCTCCATCGTCTTTTTCTTATGCTCGCCCTGCTGATTGTAGAGCTGCTTGAGGTATTCCTGATGAATGTATATCACGCGACCAATGATGTTAGAGTTGCGCTTACGAGTGAGACGATCGTCTACTATGGTAAAAGCATACTCAAAGATACTACCCGCAAAAATAGAATGCCAGAGCGCATCAGCATAATATGGACCGCCGAAATCGCGAGGTGACATAATGAAACGCGTAGGACGCTTCTTGCGGCTCACACGCTGCTGACGAGCCTCTCGCACACACCTGTCGAGGTCTTTCACAGCAGAGTCGGCAGCGAGATAAGGCACCGCTGCAATGCGCATATCCTCTGGTTTGAGAGAAGTAGGCATCTGTGATGAGTCGAGCCACTGGTTGGAAGTGTAGGCATAGTTGATGCGATATTGGTCGTCCATTCGCTCGAGGCGAGTAGTGAAGACGCTGCGGTGCTTCAGACCGATAACCTTCGGTTGCCACTGCGAGGTAGGCACAGAATGTCCGTCGTTGTCGAGCTGGCGCTGATTAAGTTGGATTTCGCAGAAGCATTGCGACATGAGAGCCATATCGCCAGCCATATCGAGGTAAGTCTTGTGCAAGTCGTTATTGTCAATAAACTCTTGAAGTTCCTTGTTAGTGCGTTCCCATTCGGCAAGATCAGCTTTGAGCGACTTCATCTCTTCGCTATCCGCCCCCTCCCCATTCGAACGTGTGAGTTGGTCATTTGGGTGTGATGTTTGTTCTCCCGAATTTAAAAGTTGCTTATTATTAGTCTTGAGGTCGGCAATCTGCCCCCGTAGCAGGACGCCCGCCGTAGCAAAAGGGATGCACTTCTCAGTGATGTTTCCACCAACATACTGTGTGTAGTGGTATTTAGGTGAAGGGCCGCGACCTACGAGAATCTTCTTGACAAATTCGATGCCAGCCGCAGGGAAAGGAGACATCTTAGAGAGCAGATACACAATGTTGGGCAGGCGGTTGCCCAATCCCCATTCCATAAAACCCAAACCAGGAGTACCCACATTCTGCGGCACGGCTTTGTTCTCGCCACCGCTTGAACCAAACACGGCGGAAATTTCGCGTCGGGCATCAGTCGTTCCAGAAGTGCTTTGTGCCGATGAAGTGAGTAAGGTGTGGGCATATTCAGCCCATGAGAACGTGCGGTTGCTGTTGGAGTTGGACCTGGAGAACGCAGCAGGGCGCACAGCCACGTAGCCTTGCGCTTCGAGCTCCGCACTATGTTTTTGGAGCTCATTGATATTAGATACTGAAGTCATCTGAGTGCTATTGAGAATTGTATAGTGTTTTATATCACAAATATAGAGAAAAGAACTCGCTTGGAGCGGACATTACCATGCGGTAAAAAGGGAAAACGCACAGCACAGCAGCAGGGAAATCAAAAAATCTTTCCAACATTATGAATATTGGAAAGATTTGGAAAAGAAATACTTGCTTATCATACTCGATCAAGATGATTGTGTGCTGTACGTGCTCGTAGTGGCGAGCGGACATGGAATGTCCGAGACACCTAACGGAGAAAGGGCGAGGCATGGAACGAGGGGGAGTGTCATTGCTTGGGGAATACACGCGGCGGCTCTGCTCGAACATCCGGTCATAGGGCGGTGCCTGCATCAAGCCGACTACGAGGGTGCGTGCGGGGTCAGTCATTGACGTTCTTGCGCTCTTGCGCTTTCTTGTCTTCCGTGTTGTCATAACGACACGCACAAAGCACATACTTCTTGCTGAATACATCCACCTTGACAATGTGTCGGCACTTACAGCATTTGTCTGAGCCAACCTTTACCGGATTTTCATTGGGCGCTAAGAGTTGGTAGGGGCAAACAAAGCCAATCTCCACGAACTCCGAATAGTCAAAACGTGATATGCACTTAACCAATTCTTCTTTTTGCCACTCACACTTATCAACACGCCTTTGGGCTTCATTGTATTCCGTCTGAATCTGGTTACACTGTTGTTTCAGATGCTCGTTGTCTTTCGCCAGCTTATCGCAACGGTCGCGCATCTGCATCATTTCGCTGAGCGTCTGCCTTGCAGGATCATCCTTGCGCTTCTCTCGTCCGTTCAACTGACGTACCGCTTCGTTGTATTCGTCCATAAGCTCATGCACACGCTGTTCTAACTCCACGTTCTCTGCCTTCAGGTCGGCGATGATGTAGGCAAGTGCCTCCATGCGGTTGTTCTTTTCTTCTGTTTTCATTGTCTCTATTGTTTCATGGTTTGTTTAATTGCTCTAAGAATTTGATACCTTGCAGATGCGCCGCCACTTGTGCTTGCGCTCTCACATCATCGGTACACGCTTTCAACACCGATAGGAAATGCTGTGCTTCCTCCTTGTTGGCATATCGCAAAAACAAAGTAAAAGTATCAGTGTACATGGGTTGCAAACTCAATGTATTGAAGTCGTATAGTTTTTCATACGTTCCATACACCGCTTGTTTCACTTTTATGGTCCATTCTCCCGAAACATTGATGCCATCGTATAGTACGATGAACTTAGTCACCTGGCCACACTCGTATTTATATTCCATCGTGACTACCTCATTCTCTTTGAAGCGCAAGAAACGCCATGTGCGGCAAATATGCGTGGGGAATATTTGATACTTCTCATCATCATCACACTCATGGTTAGCCAAATGGCCGTTGTCACGGAAAAGCAATGTGTCGGGAAGTTCGGGACCGTGGTTTTCTGGAAGTACTACGACAATGCCCGAATCATTAACCTCCCATACCTTGACATATCCGCACAAAGGCGAATAAAGGATTGTGCCTTGCGGCAAACTGCGCAGAAAGTCTGCGAGAGTGGTTCTTTGTTTCATAATCGCTCTATAAATTTTAATTGTCCCAAAATATATCCAAGTCTCCGCCATGTAGACCGCCTCTATATCCCTTGCATTTCAATACGGGAAGCATGTCGCAGATGTCGGGAAGTTCTTCCGCAACAATTTTTGCCGGAATGTGAATTTCCGTAGAACCTATTTCACACGCACGGCAAACATAAGCATCCAACAGATCGAAAGCGTCGGCATACTTCTTCTCTTTTTTGTCCAAGCTTTTGTTCAGAGCTTCTTGTGCTGTAATCATAGTCGTTGTCTTATTCGTCATACGGAAGTGTCGTACCGACGAGATGCTTGGTCTTGTCGTTGTATGGAACACAATAAGTATAATACTTCCCACAAATTGTAGCATACCTATGCTCCTTGGAATCTTTGTATTCCTTAAAGAAAAAGCCCGGAAACCAAGTGTCATTTTCGCTCGCTCCTTTTACCAATACCTTGTCGAACAGCTCAAACTTGTGCGATTCCTCTTCAGGCTCGTTGTCTGCTATCTGCCGTTTTTCATTAACAATCACCTTCGCCTTGCCGTCCCACCGCTTGCCTTCTCCATGCAAAGCATTCACGAGCATGGCTTTCTCGTCGCCATTGGCGAAACGCAAGGTAATGTTCTTCACGCTATCATTGCTGTCGCGCAAATCGTGGATCTGATTTATGCAAGGTGTGTCGCTTTCTCCAGTGTTAAGATCTGCGAAACAGTGCATACGGTTATGCTGCAAGTCGTAGCAGTCGAATATGCACACATACTTATGCACTTTAAGCGAGTCGGTGTACGACACCTCCATAACCACGAAATCGCCTTGCTCGAATTTCGGGTACAACTTATAGGTGTAGCGGTTGATGGGCGCACAGAACTTTTTTTCTATCTGCCCAAAAATTTCCTTTTTCAACGCAAAAAAATGACGGTTAAAATAATCCCTTGTCGGAATTTCCACCGCTCCGCAAACTGGTGAATACAGCAATGTTCCAGCTGGCTCATTGCGCAGAATGTCGGCAATGTTGATTTCTTCTTTCATAATTGCTCTATAAATTTTTATTTTTTAAGAATTTCTAAGGTCAACCATTTCTGTAACTCTTTGTCCGCCTCAATGGAATGGCAAGTGTGTATGCGCCCCATGCCGTAACCGTTCAGAGGCTTGGTAAGAGGTGCAAAGGTTCATTTATCACGCACATCTTTATAATGCTATTGTGGTCATTCAAATTCATACACTATGTGGGGGGTGGTGTTGCCAAGTCCGTCACGAGGGTCGGCGATGCCATGAGAGACCATTGTGGTCACGGTGTTGGCAATCTGCTTGCGCGGTCGGTACTTGACGAGACCCTTGCCATCCTGGCCGGAACGCACCCAGCCGATGTAATACTTGCTTATCATATTATGCTCGATTAAGATGATGGTGGGAGGGAGGTGTGTGGAGGGGAGGGTGGGGCGACTGTTGGGGAGGGCGGACATGGAATGTCCGAGACACCGAACGGAGAAAGGGAGGGGAGACCAATGTGATGCTTGCTATTCATACTCGATTAAGATGACTGTGTGCTGTCCATGATTGTCATGGAGCCCTGCCCAATCCCAGTATTTGGTGGTAAGTGCGGTGGAGTACCCCCGACGTGGGGAGATCTGTGATGTGCGTTGCACGAAAGGAATTTGGTTAATCATAATCGGGATTGAAAAATATACCATTAACACCCTCAATATTGATGGTGTTTTCGTTACAGTCAAAATCAACGTCCGCAAGCTCGTCGCCATTGACTGTTACTTCCAATTCGCCATGTTCTTTACGCAAAAGTTCAAGGCGGTTTATAAGTTCGTTTATATTCATATTCTTTTCTTAAAAATATTCAACATATACCATGTTGTCTTTACCTACTGAGGTGAGGGTGTTGGTTGTACCTCCCCGTTTATCTCCATGCGCTGAATGTTAGGACAATCATCACCATTCAAAGGGCGGCCACGGAAGGCTGCAATTCTTATTCGTAGCATATTGCTATCAGATTGTCTGTAGTGAGAAATGTGCCTATACATTGCATTATGCAACCTTGCCGCAGATGCCATTCCTTATCACGAAAGTCGTTAGTGCCTGTATGACGTCGAACGGCTTTTGCGTGTTCGGTTCGAGATTCGTGTATCAGATGAATGTTACGCATAGGAGGTTGTCTTTGGTTACTGTGCTGATGGTGTTGCACCATGGCCATGGACTTGGACGATGCAGCTTGTCTTGATACTTGCATCCACCCAAGTCGCCATGCTCGCGACGGTAAGCTTTGGCTTTTTCAGTGCGGTAGTGGATGAAGACGGATTTTTCAATCATACTCAATCAATATCTTTGGTTTATCCACATCGTGACCCTTACCTCCCCCGGCTATGCACAAGGCTATGCCGTGGGCGAAACGATGATGCCATTCTGTGAAGGGCTATAAGAGCCAAGGACTATGGGACGAGGGGCATTCAGCAAAAAGCGAGAGTTATTGTTAGGCATATACTACTATTACTCCTGTCCTTGGGAAATGAGCGAGCGACATAAGATGTTGCACGCACAGATTCTCGTATCGGGTGTTGAGCGTTACTGCCACACCGTCCATACAGACATTCAAAGGTTGTTGTTTAATCATATTCAATTAAAAATTTTGGACATAATGTAACATCAGCCACTCTTGTGATAATGCAAGGACTACAGCCGCGTGATGAATAAACACGGTGAGCATAGTCGAAAACGCTCCCAGAAGAAGGGACAAGACGACCGACACAGATACTTTTACCCTCCCCTGTTAAGGAATCTTTACGCAACATGGTTTTGTTCATAATTCTACTGCAACAAAAAAAACGTCACTACAATCGGTGCGTGACATGATGGTTATAGCCACTCCATGGAACACACCATTGAAACGCTCAGCACTGAACATGGAAGCAGGGCAAGTGAGTAATCGCCCCCTTAATCATAGCTGCTATGACACAAATCACTCTTTCGGGTGGATTATCAGTTCTCATTTTCTATTCAAACTCATACAATACTACTGTCATTGGATAGTGGGCGAGTGTGAGGATGTTGGTTGGCCCTATGGCCTCGTAGCGTGTGGTTATGGTTGCCGCACAACATCCACCCGTCACATTCACCATTTGTCCGTTACCCCCCATTCAGACGAAATGGGGGAGCGACGTGGGTAAGCTTACACTCCATCCTTCTTCCTTTTCATATTCTCATTGAACAATTCCTCGAAGCCATCGCAAGGGAATGTATGATACTCGCTGAAACTTGCGAAATCACTATTAAACACGTCTCGCTCATTCTCTATACAATAGTTCAGTTCGTCCAATTCCATCTTCCATCCATTGAGAGCGCCCATACGTAACATGAGCCACGTCTTGAGGAACATCGCAGCCTCGTGTGTAGGCGGCAAGTCGAACTGCACGAAGAGAGCGTTGTCGGAGTCGTTAGCTTTGAGGAACTTGTCTACGGCATCGTCTTTGAGGAAATATCGGTTGTCAACCTCTTCTTCGAGCACGTCCTCCAGACGTGTTTCCAAAGGAACAGGCTTCGGCCATTGGTATGGCTCGGCAATATCATTACGCTGAGAAAGAAGGAAGAAACGCTCACGATTTTGCGGCACACCCATATCTTTAGCATTGATAATGCGCCAAGTGTTCTGATAGCCATAACTCTCCACACGCTCAATCCACTTATGCAGAGACGCATAGAAAGTCTCGACCATCTTACCATCCTTGCCCTTCTTGAAAAAATGCGGATAGCCACTAATAATAGCCTTCACATTTTCTTGCAGAAGATATTTAGGTCGAAGAATGCGGATAGCATCCTCCGTAGACCAAAGAATAGCAGAACGCGTGTCGCTGCCCTCGGCAAACCCATGCTGAAGTCCGGCCTGTGAAATCGATTGGCAAGGCGTGGAGTAGGTAAGCAGGTCTATTTCGCCATATTTATCTTTAATCGGTTGCCAGTCGATCTTAGTCATGTCGCCAAGATTGCGGTCGGCATACTCGGGGTAGACAAGATTGTGCATTTGGATGGCATACTTGTCAATCTCCGACCATGCAACCAGTTCGTAATCGAAATCGGCATGATGCTGCTTGATGACATCCAAAGCCATACATTGCGAGTCGTAGCCAGAGCACAAAGTGACTATTTTAATTTTCTTATTCATGTTAAAAAAAGTAAGGTTCTTGACAGAGATTCATTATCGGCTCAGAAAAAAGACAGTTGTCCATTGTCCTGCACCTTATAGGTTGTTCCATCCGCAACAGTTATAGTCTTTTCCTTGGGAGGATAAAACACATTCGCTATTATGGCAACGAGCACGTCTACCACGATAGAGTTTCCTGCCTGCTTGAACTGCTGTGAGGCAGAGATAGCCATATCTTCGGCCTTGCCCTTGCCCTTCCAGTCGGGCAGACGCTCGGCCGCCTCGGCATTGCTGCTCTGCATGATGCCGATAACATTGTCACGAACGCCCATCAGTCGGAAACACTCCTTGGGCGTGAGCTTACGGATAGCATAGCTCTTGATGGTGCGGTCGGTGAAGTTGAGTTTTGTAATCATGATTGTTTGTATAGTTAAAGTTATTTATACTCAATGAGAACTCCAGCATCGGTAGAGTTAGCCTTCAAACATCGGCTCAGACCAACAAGGCATCCACGGTTGAACTTATCGGTCACGCTCGTAAACACCCCCCCCACTTTCGGAATGTGGTAATCTATCTTTATTTCATTCATATTCTTCAATCAAAAAACAATTATTCGGCCATGAGCATATAGTGATGGTCGGACAAACGTCTGTGCCTAATCTACCTCCGTCGTTATTGCCACGAGGATATTGGTAGAGGTTATGGTTAGTCATCAAAAAAGTCGGTTTTTCTTTTCATAATTCTTGTTACTTTATAATTCAACAAACACACACAATAATCCGCTTGCAGCAGTCAGTGTATTCACCAGTTTGCCCCCCCCCAACCGTTCGGCTGCGCCTCAAAGCCGAGGACGGATAGCTGAGGTCGGCTGCACCAGGGCAAGGGCAGTCGGCATATCCCTGTTGGGTGGCTTGGCGTATGCGAAGGAACGTCTCGCCTTTCAGATCCACCAACTGAAGAAACGGTCGGTCGGTGGAGTAGATGCGATAAAGCGAGCCATCGGGATAGCGGCCATACAGTTTGCCGTTCTTGGTGATGGTGCCGCGCTTGTAGTGAGGGTCAGTCATATTCAATCATTATACAATGTGGACATTTGTAGTCGGTGGCTCGAAGGGCGGGCGAGAGGTTGCCCCATCCTCGCCATTCGAGCCGATGGCTAACTGGATGCACGGAAATGTAGATGTGGGTCATTGTTTATCAATATATATATATATATATATCAGAGGTTTAACTTCTTCCATTCGGCATTGTAGAGATATTGCCTATAATCTCGAAATTTGCAAGGTATGGCTGTGATATGGAATCGCTAATGCCAACAGAAATGCCACTCACATGAGATTCAGGAGCTTTGATTGCCACGATGCAAAATGAAGTATATTGATATTGTTAATTCCTATGACCATTTCTCACCACCCACACGCTCAGTCCGATGTTGAGCAGGAGCATGAGGATGATGATGCCCCAATACTGCTTGTTGCTCAGTTCTACCGAGAGATATTTAAAGTCGGAGAAATTCTTGCGTTTCCATTCCTTCTGCACAATCGGTTCGATGTACGAGGCAAAAGCGCAGAGGTCAAGTCTGTGCGATGTAAACCAGTCTCGGCTCTTCACGGCAAGCATGGGCGAGTCGCACCACGAGAAGGCATCGCTCCACATCACGCGGTTACGGCTGTCAAGACCCACGCACACCACAAGCTCGTTCTTGTTGCCACCCTGCCAGTAGGAGCGTTGGCGGTCGGCAATGGATAGCGGCTTGTTGCGATAGAAAAGCAGATAGATGCGAAACTCCTTCTTCGGGCCGTATTGGGCATTAAGCACACGGATGGCTCGCTCCTGACGGGCAGAGAATTTTGCTCCGATGATAGGGCATTGGTCGCGAAGACGTATGTCGGGATAGTCGTATAGTCCGATGCGCCGAGCCTCCTTCTCGCTGATGTTTTCAAACTTAAACACCGATCGCGAAGCCTTCACCTTGTTCTCGTATTCATGTTCACGGGTAACGGGGTAGAGCTGGGCGGTCTGTCCGTTCCACTCATATTCGTAGGCATCGCCATCACGGGTGTAATAGTTGCGGTGCATATCCACAAACACCGAAGCCACCGACAAGCGACGCTTCATAGCCGAAAAGTCTTCATTGGAACAGTTTCGCTCACGTCCCGAATGGTCATAGTAGGTCCAACGTTCGGGATGGTTCTTTGTGGTATAGTAGATTTCGGTGTGAGTATTTCCCTTAGAATCCGTATATGTTACAGTGTTTTCTTCTTGCTCGTTCCACGGCTCGTAATAGCGTATCTTCGTGACGTAGCTGCCCAGGTATTCTGTGTCGCTCGACTCTACTCGTTCAAACGTCCATATCATCGCTGCACCCATAAGGAGCGAGGGGATGATAAGCACGGCGTGCTCCCACCATGTGGTCTGCTTGCGAAAGAAGAGCAGCAACACTGCCGACACGAAAAAGGGGATAAGGAAAACGAATAGTTCCATAAGCCTTTATTGTTTCTTGCCGAACAAGTCCACGTCGTTGTCTTCGCCTTCCGTCATCACTTCCTTAGATCGTGACGAAGAGATAACCTTATACTCGATAGGCATGGTGTTCGACACAAACCATCGGGCAGGGTAGGTGCGAGTAAGCGTTTCGTGTTCACGGATGATGTCGAGCATACGTTCCTGCGAGGTCTGAAACTCGGTGCGCTGTATCTCGATGGCTTGCATAAGGTCGCGGTAGAGCGACACATCAAAGTTGGGATTGCTCTCCTTGATCCACTTCATCATCGTGCCCTGGTCGTTCTGATAGCGTCCTGCAATGAGCTGCGGATAAATCTTCTCGAAGGTGGCCTTATATTCGTCCGTCACCTGTGCCTTCTGCTGAATGATTTTCCACATCTTATCGTGTACGCCCTCAATCTTTCCGCGCTGCGCCTCTGCCTGTTGGCGAAGCGCAATCTCGCGGTTGTTGTAACTGAAGTAGGTGGCTACCAATGAGCCGATAACGATGGCAACCACAAGCAATATGGATGCCGTAATAATGTTTTTTGTTTTCATTGTTTTTTTACCCTATAAATCCGTTAAATGTTTTTTTTGTATTTTATCTCTTTCTTCGTTTCGCCTTACGTCGCTCTTGCAGATTATGCCGCACAAGGGGCGTGATGGCAATTGAGGGCGAACCGTCGGGCATGATGTATTGGATTATCCATTTACACTTGCCTTCAATAAAATTGTCTATATCCTGCAATACGCCCTGAAGAATCTGTGCCTCCGGCTTTTTCTCGCCAGCTTGGGTTTCATATAAATCGCGGATGTATGCCGTATTGACGGTCACGATGTATTGTCTTTCTTTTTTTATGTACATAATCTAATCTATTAGTTCAAAATCGTAAACGAATACATAAGGGTTGTTTACCCAAGTGCCTTTGCCAGATATGTGGTCGATAAGGGAAGCGTAGGCCTCCTGCGGAGTGCGGAACGAAGAATTGGCAAGACCGTGATACCAATACGTCGCGCCTTCAAGTCCTACGTTATCGTCACGCCAAATGCCTTCTTTTAGACAATCTTCTTCGCTGATGTCTTGCAGACGTTCTACGCGGATGCAGGTGATGCGAATATGGTAGGGCATAAGGTCTGCACGGACGAACATCTTGTTATTATATCCTCTCTTGTATTTAAGGAGCTCGCCACAAAGACGGTAAATCTCATTGTCATTCATCAGGTCTGCGTATTTCTGAGCGATGGCTATAGTTTCGCCGAGTTTGTAAGCGGATTGGGCGATAATTATTCCCTCATACAACAGACATGCTCTTCCTTTTTTTACTCCTTCTAAATCCTGCCTAACTGGAATATCGCTCAATCTTCCTACGGGATAGGCTATTCTTCTTGTCTGAGTCTTTCTGCCTTCGAGTACGGCCTGTGTGAGACCGTATTTGTCGTTGAACATAATCTTCTTCATACTCTATATTTTCGTTAATACATTATTACTTTTTCCTTATCTTTTCCATTTCCTCATTCTCCTTCGAGAGTCGCTCCAGATGCTCCAGCACGAGCGAATACGACTGGTTGTTCACTTGGTCTTCGGTGAGCGATACATATTTCTGCATAGTGGCGATGGTAGCGGTGTAAATCTCCAAAGGAGTGGAAGGCCTCTTGTTGTCGAGGTTCTGCACCTTAAATACATGAGGAAAACGACGGCTAAGAGTTTTCATCATGCCAGTCCACCAAAAAAGGACAGGTTGCCACCGATAGTCGGGGAAGTTGGCGAAGAAGTCAGCATTATCGTTGAACTGCCGAATATCGTAGTGGAAATCGACGGTGCGCAAAGAAGTGTTAGAGTCGATGTATGGAATGCGGCGATTAAATGTTGTAGCCAGGAACATATCTCGCGCCCTTTTCACGCTGTCAGCCTGAGCCGCCAGTTGTTCAGGCTTATATGTTCCCATTCTCTTCATCTTCTCCAGATTGTTAGATAGTTGGATATATTGAGCCATAAGGTCGGCGGCGAAGCGATATTGATGCCATGAGAATCCATCCATATCGGGAGCAGGCCCCCCGAAATCGGTTTGTTTGCGAAGCCAGTGTTTTGGATTGCGCAAGCGCAGTGTAGGGTAGGGAAAACGAGTGAGGGAGCATCCTTTATCGGAGTCCATCCAATCGAGGATGCCAGCACCAGCCGCCATGTACTCAGCCGACATCCTATCATCAGTCTTAGCCTTATGAGAGAGCCAATAGTTGATTTGCCAAAGGTATAGCGGAAAGACATTTTCACACTCGTTGGATCTCTTACGTTTAAGTCTGAAACGGTGCGGTCGTTCGGAAGCCATGCGGCACATGTAGCACTGAGCTTCGACAGGCAGTGATGAGTCTGGATATTCCACAATATCCACATCAGCAAGCAAGAAGAAGCATGCAATCTTGACGTTGCGCATATCAAAAGGATGGTATCGAGATGTGCGCTCAATCTGCTCCAACATGACACGAGAAATGATTTCGAGTTGCTCGGTAGAGCACTCATTCCATGAGCGAGGCAGAGTCAAGTCGATTTTAGTAGGGTCAGACACATTCAGCATAATGCTACCATTTAATTGTTTTCCCGGCATTATCTATAAGCATGCCATACATGATAGAGTTGACACGTCTGATCCATCCATTACGGAACATCATTTGATAGGGATGCGCCTTAATGATGTTTTCGATAAATTGCAAGCGTCTCTTTTGCAAGCGAGAGAAAAACAGGCGAGGGTCTTGCGCATTAAGCGCAGTGATAGTCTTTTCGCCCACAATGCCATCAGCCGCCACTCCCAGCATCCTTTGCGGTATGACGATACCGTTTCGGCCGCTTGCCCACACCCAATCGACGAGAGAGTTAGCAATGCTTTGGTCGTGAATATCGTCGGCATGCCATCTATTCCAATAGTTATTGCGCATGATTTGCGTAGCATCATCCGCGGTGATAAGTCTGAGGTCTTTCACATCGATCACACCATCACCATTCTTGTCATATCCTTGCGCTTTCCAAGTGGAAATGGTGACACCACGGTTGGTAGCCCCGCCGCGGTCATTAGGATTATTGACGAATCCACCCTCAAACGACAGGATAAATTGAGCCAAAGGTTTTAATTGAGCCATAATATTCTATGATTTAGCAAAATTCATTTACAAAAGATTAAACCAGGCGACTGATAGATAAAACATGGAAACGTCATAAATCAGAGCTTTGACAAAGTTAGGAAATATATGTGAGACACACAAAGAATTATATATTTATCATGGTCTATCCAAATGTTTTTAACATTTTTCAATGCTATATTATATAAAACTCAAAAAAATACACACAAAAAAGCCACTCAATGAATCTAATGATAGAAACATAAAGTGGCCATATTCAAAAGTAGTCAGTTAGACCAGTTGTCAAGAAAAAATGCCGATGCAAAAAATCACAGCGAAGCATGCAGGGCGTTGTAATCCCAGATTTTGGTACAGTCGTCATCGCAAGGTTGCCAGTCATCGTCGCAGAAATAGAAAGCGTAAGCCGCCTTAATAATCTCATCCTCGCTCATAGACGCACAGAGGTCGGCATACATCGCATTAAACGCCACATATTTATCCCAAGAGTTAACATTGGAATGGAACTTCATGCCCTTAGTGATTTCATCCACCTTGACCCGCGTCCAATGCGCTCCACCCCCAGAAGGCACACCCTCGTCGTCACGCTTTCCGCTATACACAAGGTTATTCACATCATGGTTAGCCATTTTTTCAGAATAGTGCCTACCATAAAGCACCGCATGCTGATTCCTCAAGATATGCCAATAAAGTTTAGGGTCAGACTGCAGAAGCATCATAAGGTCAGCAGAAAGCGTTTCGACAGCCACCCACATCTTCTTTTCCGTAGCCATGCCATTAGCACGCGCCTGTTCGATCATTTGTTTGTAATTCATAAGATCAGATAATTTATTGTTTAACAATAAGGGCAACTGCCCCGAAAATGTGGGATAACAGGAATTTTTCTCACAGAAACATATACATTAGGGAAGAAAGGCGATGGTTCAGGCAAGCTATCCTTTTTATTTTCTTGCGTCATTATCGCCTTCTGATTTTCTTTCTTTTTCATAAAGCTGAGTAAATTTTCGTTGCAGGAAAAACAGCGCCAACACAAACCAGTTGGACAGATAAGCCGCCACGACAGCCGCCAGAGCCGACATGAAAACATCATATCCAAGATAAAGCAGAGCCGTCATAGAGCACCAGAACGTGAAGCACTTCAAGCAAGCCGCCACCTTATCCACCACTTTAGCGACAGCATCAGCCAAGCCGAGGTGATGAGCAAGCGCGGCGGCCATCATGACAGCAATAACAGTCAGAACAATCATGGTTTATGCAGTGGCGATAGTAAGTGTGACAGGGCAATCAGACACAAAAGTTTTGGAGCAGTTGCAGCAAGAAATACGTGCGATGCCATTTTGGACAGTCCCCACCGTCACATTAACCGAATTGACAGCAGTGGCGCTAAACACAGGAATAGTGAAATCTTGTGAAATCACCTGAGAGCGAGTGCAGCACGCGCCGCAGTTGCAAGGAACAAAATTCACCACACCCTCGACGTGCATAACGATAATATACTGAGAAGCGCCCACATTAGCGATGCTCTTCACTGAAAACTGCGGAACAAACACAGGCGTTTCATCCACGCAAGCCGGAGCGCAAAGTTGTTGAGTGACATTCACGTCATAATAAGGTGCAGCCGCTGAAGCTCCAGCAGCGAGAGTGGCTGTGATAATAGCCGGTATAGAACGTTTATTCATAACTAATTTTTGTTTTAATAGAGCGACGAATCTTGCCGCCGCATAGATAATTACTTAATGTTTCACTTGATACCCCTCATACAAGCTTGTAGGCAGGTTTTTTTGAAGAAGGTCAGCCAATTCGTCCAAGTCTTCCGTTTCAAAAGTCACCAATCCTTCAAGAACTGAAATAGGAGCGTTGGTCCTCATCTGCTCGACCACATCGTGCGCCATCTGCGGGATGCTATCTTCTGGAATTTGTCCAAAATATTTAGCGAGCAAAGGAGAGACGACAGCATTGACCACAGGTTTCATAAGAGGTTCTATGTCCTTTTGCAGGGCATAGTTGCCGCTCACAAGACCCATAGCCGCTATAGAAGCCTGCAAAGACTGCAAGACAGGCAGACGCATCAGATTATCGGCGGTAATCTGAGAAATGGCTGGTCGTGCCCATTCAGACACGACAGCCGCTAAGATTTGAGAATTTTTGAACGCCATGATATTGTCGAATGATTACATCACACACATGCCGTTCACTGGTTGCATCCGCATCCGCATCCGGTTTGGCACACATTGCTTGAAGGAATGAACAGTTTAGTCACACTTGACAATGAAGCCACCTGAGATTTAAGCACGTCAATGCTTGCGTTAGCAGCAGCGTTGTAAGCCATCTGCTGAGCGTTGACAGCTTGCTGCGCATCCTTATTAGCATCCACCTTATCCTCTACACGACGCAGTTTTGCATCGAGATACTGAGTCACTTCGACGAGTTTCTTGTCAGTATAGTTCTCGCTCTTCTGGATAGCAAGTTCAGTTTTCAGAGAGCTATTCTCTTGGATGAGGTTCGTTTCGCTCTTAGTAACGAACCGCGCATCAGGGTCGGAAGGATTAGCTGTCATACCATTTCCAGCGGGGCGTCCAAGTCCCAAGAGAGACGCGCCACCTCCAAGCAGGCTTGTAGCCAAGCCTGCGATACCGAGACCCAAAGCCGTATTGCCCAGGCCCTTGCCAGCAACATCAAAATTGCCATCGTTTGTCTTAATCTGCATAATGATTTTGTGTTTGATTTCGTTCATTATTGAACTTACTGCAAAGGTAATAGTGAAAGCAGAAGATTAAAAGAAAAATCCATTAAGAGTTGTAATAGCAGCATAACAGATAAAAAACTCTAATGTTAGCATAAAAAAACGTTAAGACGGAGGCATATTGCAGGGGGGGGCAGGGCAAACGAAAAAACTATAAAGGATGCGCAAGTTGTCCACAAGACTCTTCAGCCACAGCAATATAAGGCACCACCTCGTCTTTGATAATATCCAAGAACAGTTGCGCAGCCCTCTTCTTAGGCACGTCGCACATCCAATGAGCGTTGCTCATCAATTGCTGTTCGAGACCGATAATAGGCCGTGCCACGAGAGAAGGATGGTTTCGCAGATACAATTTAGGCATAAACGTGACATATTTCGTTTCTTCGACAGAAGCCAGCGCCTCGTCAGGGTCGCTGATAACACACTTAATATTCAATTTATTCAAATCGCGCTGAATATATTGCTGGCACGTTTCGAACACCCTTTCTCCCACATCAGGCATGATGATAGGATATTTCAGCAAGTCTTCATACGACACCTTTTGAAGAGCAGCAAGCGGATGCGTGTCGCGCATAATAGCATAGACCCTAAACGGGATGCACGGACACGAGTCGATGCCCTCATATCTATAAGCCATGTTCATAGTGAAAGCGATGTCCAACATGTGCGCACGAAGAGACTGGTTAAGGATATGCGCCTTAGTGAAATCAGCATTGATCCGCACATTAGGATACCGCTCCATAAAAATCAGAGCAGCCATACGAATATAAGGAGCGATGAAAGACCCAACTCCAATACGCAATTCGCCAGACATGCAATTATTAAGCGCCTTGAGATGCTCCTTGCAGTCTTCGGCCTGCTTCAGGATGTCTTTCGCATGCGGAAGCAGCGCCTGTCCGCTTTCAGTGAGCATAATATCATGAGAAGTGCGAATAAGCAGTTTGCAGCCCAATTCGCTCTCCAGCACACGGACATGCTGGCTCACCGCCGATTGCGTGAGGCAGCAGCGTGATGCAGCAATGCTAAACGATTTGGTTTCTGCTATAAATACAAACGAGCGTAAATGTCTAAATTCCATATCTTATAAAAGTATTGATTGTTATATGGTTTCATTTTTTACAATAAAAATTGTAAATCAATTACAAAATTAGTAATAAGTTTTAATTTTTAATATTATTTTGTATTAAAATCGCTAATAGTAGTATTAAAATATCAAATAGTCGGAACAAAACAAATAAAAACACCGTATCATCACTTTTGAGAAGTGACGACACGGAGCAAAAAAAGGAATTAAAAAACTTTGCAAACGCTTATTTACAGATGGGTTTAAGGGTCATTCCAATCAAATTGAAGCCTTAGAAACAAGGAGCGAATCCCATCCGCCTTCAGGTTCAGCAATCTCGTATCGACCATACGTACAAGGTTGCAGAGTGGCGCTCAGAGTGACGGTGCGTTCGTCGTCTGATTTTTTTCCAGTGTCGCCCTTGATGCCACCTGACGCATATTCAACCTTATGCTGCGGGTCATACACGATGATAGACTTTTCGCCATCTTGGAATATATATCCAAGGTCGAGATTATTCAAGGCACGCGCCACCTCCGCTGATTGAGCATTAACGCTCTCGAGCACATAGTCGATTTGCTGTTTGAATCCACCTTTTCTGCCGAGAGACTCAAAAGAGTGACCCTCGCTACTATCCTTACACTCAAATTTATACAGACCCTTGCCTGAATTGAAAGATTCGGTAGTCAGAGCAGGATAAACATTTTTCTCAGCCTTCAAAGGAGCTTTGAGGTCACCCTTCACAAAAATATAGACATTTACGCCGAGGCCGCCAAAATTTTCCAAGCAGTCGTTAGATGCGAGGATGTCAGAGAGTGTAGGGCATGTTGCTTTTTCTGCCATATTCTAATAATTTTTTTGTGTTGTTAATGTGTTGTGTCTAATCTAACGAGAAGCAGATTTTTTTCTAAAAAGGTGGCCGCCCACCATTTTCCGCCAGGTCAGGCAGCGGCCACCAGGGTATTATAGAAACAAAAACCGCATCCACGTATTAGCCATTCTTTTTGAAGAACGCAGTCAGGCCCATGCTCATGCCAGAAGCCGTAAGCTGAATCTTCTTTTCGGTAGAGCCGTTGCTCCAGTTGGCAAACTTGAAGTTAGTGCCATCAGTAGCCTCGAGAGTGATAATCTGATTAGGAGTAGTCTCCACAGGGTCCTTATACTCTACGCCACCCACCTTAACCTTTCCGTCGATAGCTCCAGCATCACCAGTGTTAGCCTTTGCGAGCGTGATAGTAAGGTTAGAGTTGGTGTAATCTCCCGATACAAAGTCGGTGCATTCGAGAGCGCCGTCAGTGACAGCGAAAGCCCAAGAGAACGGATTCTCGATATAGCACCCCTGAATGCTTTGAGCCTGGAAAACAATATCTCTCGTATCGGTATCAGAACCGAGCTGCACGTCAACGAAAGTCTGGTTGCCCTCAGAGTCGACAGCATAAACGATGTTGCCCTCAATAGAGAAGATGATACGGTCGCCAACACCAAGGCCCTCAACAGGAGCGATGACACATTTAGGCAGTTCGGGGATGACATAATTGCCGCCATCCACTACGTCGAGCTTATGAGTGCCGTAAGACTGGAGAGCATAGCCATCCGAAATGTTGATAGCAGTCTCAGGAGTCATATAAGCATAAACCTTCTGGCGGCGCATGCGAGGGTCAAGGCTCATGTAGGCAGAACGGAAGTTCTTATAAGCAGAAGAGTCGGTCGCATTAGCAGGCGCCGATATACCCTCACAATGAATAAGGTTGTGATTAGCCTCACTGATAAGGCCATCCTCAATATCATGCTTGATGCAAGTGAGGACACCATCATAGAGACCCATCGCCTTCTTCTCGTCAGATGCGCCAGGAACGTCATTGTCAATGTCGCCCCACCACAAGTTGTTGTAGAGGTCGTCAGCATGAGTTTTCAGCACAGCCTCCATCGCTACGGTAGAAAGCGGATAAGCACCCTGCGCATCGACACCGAACACAGTCTCGCAATAGCGGTCGATATTATCAGTACCTCTAAACCACGCAAGTTTAGCAGTCAACACACGTTCTTTAAGGAATCCGATTTCCCCCTTCATAGAAGGGTTGACATCCTTGCGTCGAGTAGTGCCTCCCTTACGAATAAAAATGTTAATAGTGCGTTTGTACTGGATGCCGCTAATAGTCTTGATGCCGAGACGCTTCATCTCGTCAGGATTGACATACGATGGGCCTTGAACCACACTCTTAAAAACCTGATTAGCCACTTCTTGGAGGGCTGTTATACCAATAAAATCTTTAGGTGTTGCCATAGTTTTGTAAAATTTTGTGTTTGTGTTGTGTTGTCATAAAATGCCATTCTTGCGCTTATATTCCTCGATAGCTCTTTTAGAAGCCACAGGGTCGGCAGGATTCCAAGTAGGGAAAGCAGTCTGCGCTTTCTTGACAGCAGCCCCCTCGCCATTATTCTGCGGAGCGTTGCCCGCATTCAGTTCTTCGCCCGCCTCATTAGTAAGCTCATCAATCTGAGCCTGCATATCGGCAAGCGACTGTTTAGCAGTAGCGAGCGCATCCTTCGCCTCTTGGAAATCGGCCTCCATCTTCGCCATTGCCTCAGAGAGAGCCTTCATCTCATCGTCCTTCTTGGCAATATCCTCGGTGTGCTGCGCATTAAGGTCACTTAGTTCTTTACTATGAGCCTCGTTAGCCTGGGCGAGTGCGTTCTCCGCGACTTCCTTTGCTTCGTTGGCTGCGTTAACTTGAGCGGAGATTTCTTCGAACTTGCCCTGCAATTCAACGAGAGCGTTCTCCGCAGTGGTGGCTTTCTGCTCGGCATCAGTCACCTTCTGCTCTGCTTCCTTCATGTGAGCTTCGAGAGAGTCGAGAAGCGCGGCGTTCATAAACGCGCCCTCTTTTGTAACGGCAATCTCGCCCGCCAGCAATCCGCAAGCAGAACAAATCAATGGGTAATTCTCCATATTTATATTAGTGTTTGTGTTTGAAGCTTTGGGTTTCTCTGGCTCTGGCTCCGGCTCGTTCTGTGGCTCAACCGTCTGCTCGCGGTTGATAAGTTCAACTCTGCCATCAAAAAGTTCAAAGGCGTGTTGCACTACTCCCAAGAATGACGACTGACCATCCATCAAAATACCCTTCACGTCTTCGGCATTGAACATCTTGCCATGCAGATGCTCGTCAGTGGCATTAGGGCAAAACTTCTTTACGTCGGAACGGAACTCAACACCAAGGTCGGCAAGCTCCTTGATAAGTTCCTTGTCATCATCCTTATTGGCAATATCGCGATAAGCCTTGTTCTTGTCAAACGACTTTGGATCGTAAAGCTCATGATAGGTCTCATCGGTGTACTTGTATTTCGCTCCATCGGGCAAAGTGTAGAACGCTGCCATCACACCGATGCAACCAATCTGGTCTTTCGGATTCATGTAATAGCGTTCGTCGCAAAGCGAAGCGAGGTACATGCCAGCCGAAGCACAAAGGCCATCGACCAAAGCAATAACCTTCTGCCCCTTTGAGTGGGCATAGTCGATAGCAAGAGCATAATCGTTTTTTGCCCAAGCAGAACCGCCAGGAGTGTTGATGATGAAAACGTGACCGCGACAAAGAGGATGATCGGCTGCTCGCATCATCATGTCGCGATGGTCGATGGAACCATACGAACAATAGTCGCCGTTGCGTGTGATAGGTCCGTCAACAGTAAGAACCGAAACGAAAGGAAACGTCTGCGCATCCTCGTCATCAGCAGGGAGGTTCAGATACCAGTTGCCTCTCACTTGTGTGCCATCCTCTGAAACCTGATACTCCTCTGGATAATAGGTTTTGCCATTCTCGTCCTTAGCTGTGACATATCCGCAGTTCTTCTCCGGCTTGCTGAAAGCCGCATGAGTATTCAGATTATGCTCAAGCGACTTACGAATACCATGCACAAAGTCGGGACTGACCATCCACTTCTTTTCGGTAAGAATTTCAAATAAGCCTTTCATTAGTAAAAATTCTATTTTGTGTAGTGTTATCCAAATAGTCAAAACTTAAAAATATTTGTCATTACGGTAAAGAGACCGAAAAACGGGACATTCGCCAGCAATCTCAAAGCACCGCCATGATGCTCCGCCGTGATAAATACGAATGCAAATTTAAAGTGACCAAAAAGAGACATAAGGACATAAAAACGCCCTGTAATCTAACATAATCAGACCACAGGGCGTTAAAAGAGCATGAACGACCAAAAAACGAGCTTTATTCCGACATCGCTAACAGAATAAATGAAGACAGCGATTGGCAATCAATCTGCAATGAATGTTTAAAAGACGTCATAGACATAGAAGAAGTGACGACACATTTAAAAGTGTCAGGCACAGCATAACATAAAAACACCGAACCATCCGTCACCTTCAGCAGGACCAAACATGCTTTTTTATTCAAAGAAGATAAAACATCAGCTAAAATTTCATAATCAAGCATAATTTCGGCCGATATTGCAAAAGAATACACCCAACCCAAGTTGCCTTTAGCCATAGACGCCTTAGCTGAAAGTTTTTCACCCACGATTTCAGAATCTTCGCAAATAGAAACATGAAGCAGCGGCTCGCCAAACTCACAGCCACTCAGAATCCTAATGCCAGGAACGGAAAAAGGTTGCGGGATAACAGACGCATCGAGAGAATGGACATAAATATCAGTGACACCCTTCAAGAAAAATTCCCTACAATTATCAATGTTTGCCATAAACTTATTTAATTAAACTATTATTTAACATTTATTACAACTCTGTTTAACATTTATAAACATCATAAAATTACTCCCATTCTATATCGTTAATTTTAATAATTCTTTCCTTTGAGTCGACATACCTCATATCCAGGCAGGAATAAGATTCGAGTTTGCAAAAGCCATTCATCAGCCATCTATCAATACTCCTTCTCAAGTTATCCTTTTCTGGCACAGACATTTCGATGCCATACCTCATCAAGAATCTCTCCAGCATAGCAGTGCGCGCTCTGACAATAACCCTGCCATTCGACACACAATAATTAAAAGTAGAGATTTCCCAATCCATCAGAGAGCATTTAAAATCTTCATTAAGAACCGCAACCAAGTTTCTTGCGCCATGCACCGACAAGTTCCATGAATTAGTGACAGTGCGGACCACGTCGACATCTTCAATTTCGCAAGGCAATTTTATACATAAATAATCCTCCTTAGCACCTTTGCCGTTATCCAACTTTCCACACAATTGCTGCACCTCCGCATAAGTAAGATAATCAGACTTATCGCGTTTCAGAATAACCTTTCCGCCAAGAGGGTGTCGTCCGCACAACATATTGTTCCACTGCTGTTCGGAAAAGCAAGACGAGTAGACGTTATCAGATTTAGCCACATTAACCAATCCATTCCTCAAGACGAAAGCTTCGCGCATATAAGAATTGAAAATCAGAGGTTCATTCGGCGCGAGACATCTTTTAGCATCCCTATTTCGGAAAAACGCGCATCGGCTGGCAGGCAAGCGCAAATAAATATTAGGCATAATCAACGAGATTGAGATGATTTGAATTTAGACATAATAGCATCAGTAACATCGAAACTATAACTCATCATATCCTTAGTCACAGGCTTAGAGACCAATTTGTCGATACGCGCTGTTTGTTCCTCATTAAGATTAAAAGCAAGAGAAACAGCATCAATATACACACCACCGCATTCAGTATATTTAAGGAAAGCGTAGCAACCACTCTTGTCGATGGTCAGGAAAGAGGAAAGAGCTTCGGCCATATCATCCGCAGAGTAGACAGGCAAAGCAGGGTGCAGCTTGCGATACTTAGCCGTATAAGTCTTCAGTCGCTTAGCGATATATTCATTGATAGAATCGGCATAATTCATATACAGCTGCGCATCCGGAGAATCAGACTCTTTAGAGCGAGCGGAATTGAAGAATCCACGAAGCTGCGTAAGCACCGCAAGCACCGCGTCGAATTGTTGAAAATTGATGTTTCCTTGAAAAATCTCCAACATATCAGCCTTAATATCCGTCACGATGCTCTCGAGCATATCAGCCAAAAACGTCACCTTGTCGAGATTAGCCGCAAGACGGTCAACACGTTCCTTCATGCCCGCCTTTCTATAATCGACATAATACTTCAGCAAAGAAGAGAAAGACATAAAATCTTTATTGACATCGGAATAGAGATAAGTTTGAACAACAGAAGCAAACATGATGTCGGCCAGTTTGCGGTCTTGTTGCTGCACAGTGCGCACAAGGCTATTCATTTCACTTGATCCACGCCTCAGACGTTCCGCAGAGCGTACAAGACGGTTACGTTTCTCCACAAGATCATTATAGTCGGGGTTGTGAAACAACACATCAAGAGTCTCAGCATACTTAGAAGAAGGCACATCTTTTAAAGTAAAAGAATAGATAGTAGGCTGCACACGCATTTGTTGTTCACGCACATTGATAGATTGAGATTGTGATTTATTCATAGTTTATGTTATTCATATTATTTATCATAAGATATGTAATCGTCATAAGCCAGTAGAACCATATCCATTGTTACCCCTTGCAGTATTGCGAAATTCGGAGACCTCCACGAACTCCAGATGTTCGGTACGTTCCAGACAAATTTGGCACACCTTGTCGCCGACCTTATACCGAGGCATGTCAGGCATCACATGATAGAACACGACAGAAATTTCTCCGGTGTAAATTTCATCGATGGTGCTCTGAGAGTTGGACATCACCATACCCGTTTTCCAGACAGAAGAACGAGAACGGAGATTGATGCCACGAATGTTAGAGCCATCAAACTCATTCACAGGCTGGAGAGCGAACCCAAGTCCATACTTCCACACATTAGGCGCCACTTGTTCTTCGCTCACGGCAAAACAGTCGAAGCAGAAATCAGCCTCATGTCCAATAGCCTTGACAGGCAGTTGCGCCCTTTCATCAAGTTTTTTAAAAAACAGTTTCATAATAAATCGGAATAAGATAAAACATCAATAATAAGCAGATATTCAAGACAAAGTGGACTATATCCAAGCCACACACATAATCATGAACATCATCTTGCTAAATAGTAAATTCAGGGTAATATTTTCGCATTTGTGAAAGAATAATATCATGGATTTTTTCGGCGGCAAAACAAGCATTCGGATGCGGTTTGCCAGTAGAGCCGTAAAATCTCAAGTCGAGAATACGTCTCCATTCGGCAACAGAATAAGTATAAGCCACCACAGTGTAAGTGTCGAGCGGCAGACAGCCACGAGCATCTTCAGGCTTCAACCCCGAAGCAAGGAGGCGATTATATCCCCATTCGCAGACCCTGCAAACAAGACCATAGACCAAGCGTTGCCAAAGCGATCCATTGAAGAACCAATGCGGTCGAGCAATCTGCACCCCACCCTTCTTTTCAAGATTGCAGTAACGCGTGCTCTGTTCGGCAATGCTGTTAGGAGAAGTGCGATTAAGTTCGCGAGACGTGCTAATTTGAGTAGTCACGACCATAGTCATGCGAACACACTCAAGCGCATCGGTACAATTCGCCTTCACAGCCTTTGATATAAACTTATTCTCATTCACTTCAAAAGGCATGAGCGCATCATAAAGTATAGCATTTTCGCGCAAGAACTGCATATTAGCAGAAATCCACACCTTATGATTCTTAGTAGCAAATTCGATAAAAGGCGAAGCATAGAAGGTAGTCCATATATATTTCGGAAGTCCCTTGTCGCTTTCCATAAAAAAATATTTAGTGCCATGGCGAAACATAGAACGGTGTCCGTTGAGCCAAAAATCGAAACATCTTCTCTCGTCACGTTTCTGGATAAAAGACTCCATTTCGTCGGCCGACATATTAGCATCTGGCTGCGCACCTTTAGCCTTATAGCATATTCGACCCACACGCGCAATATGCTGTGACAAGTTCTTCTGTTGCCACCACTCCACTTTAGGTTGTATAAAATTCATGGTTTTAAGCAAGAAATTATTTTGTTATAAACAGATAAATTCATCATAGAAGGGTAAGATTGATCATTCAGACATTCTGAGATTTCGATAGAATGCAGCAGGTCGCGAATGTTTTCAAGCAAATCTTCGAAAGAAGCGTCATTATGAATGACAGAGGCATAAGCAGATTCGGGGAAGAATCTACGCATCTTGTCACGAAGAATACGCTCCTGAGACACACCTCTCTTCAAGCGGATGCACTCTGAAGCATCCACATAGACAGCAAAGACCAGCAACTCTGGATGCCGCACCTGCAATTCAAAAAGTCCCTTCTCGTCTATGACATAAATAGCGTTATCCTTAATTTGGTCGATAGTAGTCCAATATTCAAAACCGCCATAATTAGTATAAGCGAGAATCTTTTCATCCGTCACATCACACGCATTGACAAAGTGATGCTCCCTGCCATCCACTTCGCCCTTGCGCATCGGTCGAGTGGTATAAGAGCAAATCACTTCAAAGCCACTCAAGTCGGAAAGCATACGCGCCACAGTGTCCTTGCCAGCTCCGCTTGGTCCGGTAATTGTAATAAGTTTCATATCAGTTTATATTCTTTATATTCATACTCTCAAGATAAAACTACTAAAAAGTCACACCAGTTGTTTTCTTAGACAATCCAAGGAAATCAGCCTTTCAGTTCATTCCAGACCCTTCTGCGAATCTGCTTGTACACATCAGTTCCAAGTATCACTTTGCATGCGTGAATGATATAGTTGTATGAAACCGTTTTGCTACAGCCCAACTGAGACCATTTCACGTTAGTCTGCCCTTCTTTATACTTTGAGCTGCATCGTGAAAGCTGATGGAACAAATCAAGTCCATGCGGATGCAAGCGCAACGCCCATCCGACCTTAGTCCACTCATCATAACTCTCAGCAATATTGTGATGATTAGCCACCAATTCTTGCACAATTACCTCTATCAAGCGATCTTGCACCCGTTGCTGTTCCCAGAACTGCGATCCTCCTTCATTACTATACATAATATTAGATTCAGAGCGATAAGATTGTCTGACCATTTGCGGCATTAACTGAGAAAAATCTTCGGCCACCCCCTCATACGGAATCACCTTTTCATTTATATATATATGTTCGGGATCATCCCAAGAGGCGAAACGCACACGTCCGATATTGCTGCAAGCCTTATCGAGTTTAATGCCCAGCGAAGCATATTCCTGAAACAGAGCCTTAAACTGTTCCTTATGTCGGTCGGGGAAAGCCAGACGCACCAAGCCGAAATATCCACTGCCCGAGCATGACCTCATAAGCAATCCTATTTCCGGTCGGAAATGACACACCATACGTATATTTTCAAAATTGCTCAGCTGCTTATTGTCAGCCAAGTCGATGTCGATAGCGAGCCATCCTGTATGCTGTTTGAGATGGCTCTCACGTCGGCTCACCATCACCCGCCTGCCCGGATTTTTAAGGTCATCATCCTCGAACAAGGCGAACAAGCCACTAAGAGTAGCGCCAGGAAGCATCTTCTTCGTTTCGACATACTCAGGCATCTTCTTCGCCTGGCTGCCCAACTCTTGACGCAAAGCCCTAAGACGTTGCACATACGGTTTCCATCTATCCGTAAGGCAAAAATCGCGGATAGACATCTGCTGGATGCACTCACCCGTTTCGTAATCGACAAAGCGGCCATAGGCATCATTAGCCTCTCTATACACAGAGCATATTTCGTCAAACATATTTCATCATATTATTATAATCGTTGACAAAGTTAGGAAATATATGTGTGTCACACAAATATTCGCATAGATACTTTGGTGTCTCCATACGTTTTTAACATTTATGACATTATATTATGAGCCACACACCAAATATTTTGAGTCACATACTCCGAATAAACTTCAGTTTGGACTTTTAAAGCTTTGCTGTCCAAAAATCGGGACAAAAGTCCATTTTTTTGAAAAACGCCCAAAAAGTGAAAGTTCATCTTTACAGAAAACGTCAGCAAAGTCCATAAGGAATCCCCATTGCGTCCACTTAATGAATATTTCCGAAAGAGGCATATCGTATTGAAGAATTGCCAATTATCTATCAAAAGTTTAAAAACACACAAATTATTTACATACTATAGCGAGCGCAAGAAACAAAAAAAAATAAAATATATACTGAAACACAATAAAAAATCACGTTTTCACAGCTAAAACTTGCCCTTTCTTTATCTCTATCTTCTTTATTGTCAACAATCTAAACTACATGGTTTAATGCTACTAACCACACATTTGGGGTACGGGGATTTTGAAAAAGGGAAATAAAAAGAATTGGCAAAAAAAATATATAGTAATAGGAGTTTTTGAGGGATTCTTGGACTTTTGACACGATTTGACACAGTAAAGTCCGTAAATTTAGCAAGTTACACGAGTTTGAGGTTTTGGACTTTAGAGGGGACAAAAGTTTTTACCCACGACACAAAGGAACGACACATCACAAAGAAAAAGGGCTGCCATGCCACACGGCACGACAACCCCAAAACTAAAAACCACAAAGAAAAAGAAAAGTCACTATTTATTTTTCATAAACTGATTAGCCTTCGTCATGCTATCATACAGTTTACCCCGGCCATACATATCAATCTTCGCCTCGATAGGTTGCTCTAAACGTTGCAGGAGCGCATTGACAGCCTGCAGGAGGGCCGCATCCGCACCAGAGATGGAAACGCCAGCCCCATCATGCGCAGCCGAATCGGACACGATTGCGGCAGCGTCAGCCACATTGCCAGCGTCGTACGCCCGACGTCCGGAATGATTGCGGTCGAAGTTGACAAGCGTTTTGAACAGTTGCGGTTCGTCAATCATCATCGCCTTAGTAGTTTCACGACCAATAACTATTTCGGGACCATTCTCAGCCACCAGAGAAGGCCGTCCATTGATAGAAGTAGCAGTAGGCACAGACAGCAGGTTCACACCATGATGCTGTTTGCCATCATCATCCTTCGCCCAATAGAGCGAGCCATTCTCAGAGACATACGGACTAAAGTCCTGCACATTACCAGCATCATAAGTAAGCATACCCGACGTCACCTTAATATTATTCTTAGTGCCAGCAGCCGATTTGCCCCCAAAAGCATTGCTCAGAGCCCCCTTAGCAAGAGACATCAAGCCGCCAAGAACCGCGCCTATAGCAGCAATCAGAGGAATGCCCCACCATCCAAGTTCGCCAATAGTCTTAGCCGCACCCGAAGCCGTGCCAGCCGTAACCTCCACTCCAGCCTCGGTAACAGCTGTCGTAGCATTCTCCGCAGCAGCTGCTTGTTTTTCGGCCACAAGTTCTTGTTCGGATGAAGCGATAAGCGAATTGTAAAGTTTAGTCATAATCCATTGAGTGAGTTTTTGCTGCACATACTCACCCGTAAGGTCGATGAAAGAACTAATCATGCTGCGAGAAGCATCCTTCACAGACTTACTCTCATCCACCATAGCCTCGCCAAGAGCAGAGCCATATTGCTCAATAGGCTTGTACCACTTCCTTTGAGCGTCAGCCGTAGCCTTAGCCTTCGCAACCACAGCATCCATAAGCGAAGAGTGAGCCGCAGCAACAGACTGCGCAGCAGTGATTTTTTGTTCGTCAGACGCATGACGCGAGTCGATAAAAGCATAATATTCCTTCGCAAGGTCGAACTTCAGTTTCAGGAGTTCCAATTCAGGGTCGGAAGCCTCCGTTTGTCCCCAAGGCGATATAGCATCCCCCTTTGCGCCAAAAGCATACTGGCGCGAAGACTCCTTATTCATCAAGTCTTGCGCATCAACCGCCCCTTGAAGCCTCTTATACCCATCATCCTTAGACCAAGCGTAATCATTAAGTTTCTTACGCTCATCATCCTCCTTCTTAGTTGCAGACTCATATTCAGCATTATACTTAATCAGTTCGAGATAAAGTGCCTTCAAGTCTTGAACCTTCAGCACAGAAAAATCGAAGCCCTCATTAGCCACGTCCAGGAATTGCAGAAATTGATCTTGAAAACGTTCGCCTTCAGGATTCAGGCTATAAAGTTCGGCAACAGACTGACGCGCCTTAGCAGTCAGTTTGTCGAAAGCATCATTCATAGTCGCAAGACCCTCGGCCGAGTCGGGGCGGACATTCTCAGCAGGATGGAGGAAACCAATACGGTCGAAATCGCTACGCGTCTTACGGTCGACAGCCCCAGTATAATCGTGTTCGTTCAAAATCTTCTGTATCTCGCGTTGACGGGCAAGCAGTTTCTCCGCTGCCTCGCGCAATTCCTTAGAGCCATTGGCAAAAAACTGGTCGAGCAATGACCCAATGTTTTCAGCAAGCGTTCTGTTATTCTCAAGTGAAAGATCGGCAGACAACTTAGCAAACAATTTGCGCAAGCCACCGATGTCAGCCTTGCCTATAGACTCAAGCAGTTGTTTGGAAGTCTCGTCGTTGTAAACCATCACGTCCTCGTTCATGTGGGAATAAAACTCTTTCCACCCGTCATCAAGGGTGACAATGGACTGGCGAGCTACACCAAGAGCACGATCCATCTGCGATTGCAGATAATCCATCTGTTCTTTCTGCTGTCCTTCGCTTATCTTTTCGCCATCGGCGTTCATCTGAGCCACCCATTCCAGGTATTTGCGCATCTGTTCCTCATAGAAAGCCTTGATGTTAGAGACAAGCGCATTAACTCTATCCTGCGCAATCTTTTTCTCCTTCTCAGGTTTAATAGAAGGTTGAGTCAAATCATTCTTAGACGTACCACCCAATCCTTCCAGATACGCATCGATCTGCTCTTGGACAGGCTCAAACTTTTTCTCCACCTTGCTTCTGAAATGTTCGGCAGAACGCATTTGGTAGACATATCTCAAAGCACGAAACAGTCGCTCGTCAGCACCGCCCAAGTCGTAAACATGCGTCAACGTATTCGTTGTGCCTGCCGAAGTTTGGTAGGTAGTCTTACTTACTTCGACAGCTTTATCATACCCCTCATTAAGAGAGTTGAGCACATACCCCAAATTCTTAGCCCTAAGTTTCTTAGCCAGTTGCTTTACAATCGCATCCAAGCTCTTGCCACGCGAATCCAGTTCGAAAGCCTTCAGCCACTCTGCATCATTAGTGCCCTTAGCCACCTTAGCATACTCATCCAATCTATCAAGACTCCATCCCACACGCGGCGCATACTGCTTTTGAATATCCTTCTGCTTCATCTGAAGGTAAATCTTAGCCTTGATAGCCTCGGAAGCCTCCTGATAAGCCTTAGCCACCTCTTTGGCAGTAGACTTCTCAGTAATAAGGTTTGAAATATAAGAACCAAACTTCTCATTAAATTGTTTTATAGCCACGAGACGCTGGTTAGTACCCTTTTCGGCGTTTTGCACCGCTTCATAATACGTTTTCAATTCGCCCACAGCCTGGTTCGCCTGCGCCTTAACCCCATCGAGTGATCCATCGAACCGCTTCAAAGCATTCGAAGCCTTATCGGTATTTTTCATCATCTCATACAAGCCGAAACCCAACGAAGCAACCACACTCAGCACCAAGCCAATGACATTAGTCTTCATAGCCAAATTGAGCGCCTTCCATTTCACTGTAAGCTGTTGCACAGCCACAGCATTGCCCATCAAAGCCTGCGTAGCAAGCACAATGCCTTTTGCCATGGTCGCGAACTTCAATCCGGCCATCATCGGAATAAGTTTAGTAAACACCGCAATCAGGCCCTTAGTGCCAAAGTAAGCCACAAGACCAGGCAGCACAGACAGCAACGTCTTCACAGCCATAGTCAATTCGAAGAAGAAAAAGCGCACAGACAACATGAACCCCTTCGACTGAGTAAGGTTTTTAGAAAAGTCGTACCACAGTTTTGCCATTTCTTTCACAGACTCAATACCTTCAGGACTGACAAAAGCCTTCTCCCACAAGTTGTTAGCCCTCTCGAGGATAGCCTGTGCCGTCTGTTGTTGGATTTTATATTCCTTAACAACCGCCGTACCATCCTTATAAGCCTCATTAGACGTAGCAAGATGTTGCTCAAGCACATTCACATTTTGCGCCATAGTGACGATAACCTGCTTCAGGCGTTGGCCATCCGAACCAAACTCCTTGAAATATTCATCCATAGAGTTAAGATTCTTGTCGCTAACATTTCTCAGCACCTCCACGAGAGCATCCATCGTTCTGCCATCCTTAATCATTCCCTTCAATGAGTCGCGCTGCATGCCCAACATAGCCTCTATCTCATGATAATTATTCCAAAGGCTGCTGAAGAACTTACCAAAAGCAGTAGACGCCACCTCCGGCATAAGCATAAGAGAGTCGGACGCAGACGCAAGACCAAGGAGCTGCGCACTCGTCACCTTCGTCACCTTAGCAAGACCCGTAAGACGCTTAGAAAATTCGAGGATATTGCCACCGTTAGACGTGCTTGATGAAGCCAGTTTGAAGATAGAGCTCGCAACAGAGTCGAAAGCATCGCTGATATTACCTCCATGCCTTTCCACCTCGCCCATTGTCTCGACAAACTTAGAAAGCGTCAGCATAGCATCATCGCCAAGATCCTCATGCAAAGCAACATTCACGCGGTCGCTGGCCTTAGCAAATTCGTAAAGACCCTCCGCTCCATACTTGCCCATACCCATACGAGAGCCAACATAGGCAAGTTGGGTAAGCCCCTCAAGACTTGTACGGCTGTCCACTTTTGCCAGCATGCGCGAAAGTTCGTTGACTGTATTCATTGAAAGGTTACTAACCTTACGAATATCAGCCAATGAGTCAGAATACTTCAGGTTAAGTTTTATAGCGTCGGTAAGTTTCGACTTGAGCATATTGAATGCCCCAAACAAACCGACATAAGCGACAAGATTATTCATTGCAGTGGACCATGCCCCACCCTGCTTGTGGATAGCACCAGTGTTTTTATCTATCTGCGCTTTTAAGGCCTCATACTGTTTGCGAAGTTTGGGGAGTTTACCCGATGCCTCAGAAGACCGTGATATTTCGCGGTTCACAGCTTGCAGAGCTTTGCGCAACTGCGACGTAGTGCTACCGGCCAGGTTGCGCATCACCTTGTCAATCATTTGTGTGTTCGAGATATTTTGCTTGAGTTGTTTTTTCAATTGCCCATGCACCGAGACCAGCTCCCTGTACTCTTTCGTATTACCCTTGCCATCGGCAATGAGTTTTTTGATTTGTTTATCGAGTTGCGCGGCGTGATTAGTCAACGTGCGAAGCATGTCGTCCGCCGACTTACCATTGCAGGTTATGTATATTTCCCTGCGAGTCTGTTTAGCCATAATTGTATTGAGTTAAATGATTGCAAAAGGTTTCTCCATGTGCGTAGTGGCTTTAATGAAGCGAGCCTCCAGTTCCAATCCGTAAAAATTCATCAAATAGTTTTCCATTCGTCGCTGAATGGTACGAGCCTTGAACATGATACCAGGACGGTGAGTTTCGCCTTGTGATGGCACCCATGCACTGATATACCGTCGGTTGGGTTTTGCGCTCTTCCCGTGCTGGATGTCTTCGTAATCGCCCCATATACCCACACCCATATCAGCAAACATCATGTGCTGCAGATGGGAAATGGCAACAGTGATGTTATTGGGGTCGGACGCACTGACCACCTTTGTCTGTATGCTCTGCACTCCTTTACCCGTAGAATACCACACATCTTTACCAGGGTGCTTCTGTGCATACTCCTTGCGTCGTTGGTTTTCCTTCAGCCAGCCTTGGTAGATTTCGGTGGGATAAATGCGCTGCAACTTAAAGTTGCTTTGCAGCTCATCCTCAGCTTGCTGCATCCACCCATTTATTTCCTTATTAAGAGGCTTCATAGGGTTATATATTTTCACTGCCATACGCTATATATATATATTAAAGGTCTTTGATTTGTGTAACATACTTGCCGTTACCACCACACCCCCACTTGTAGAGCGGTTGCATACTCTTCCAGTCCACACCTGCCACAAGCCATTGTCCTGCATAAATATCGCCTATCAGTCCGCAGGAGATGGTGCTTATATCAATGCTTTGCAATTCGGCATTTATGATGGGGTCGTCGGAAAACGAACGTCCCGATACAGGACATTTGCCTGTTCGTCTTACCTGAAGAAGCCACGACACGAGGTCTTTGCAATGGTCCATCAGACTTTCGGCAGTCT